AAAAGGCTACCCGAAAGAGCTGATCCCCATTAACCCGAAAAAGGTGATTGTCCTTAAGGGGCCGGACGGGATGCCGTATTACGAAATCCCGGACATCGGTGAAACGTTACCGATGCGCATGATGCACCATGTGAAAGTCTTTTCTCTGGATGGCTATATCGGCAGTTCACCGATTCAGACGAACGCTGACGTGCTCGGGCTGAATCTGGCGGTGGAAGAGCATGCATCTGCAGTATTCCGTCGTGGCACAACAATGAGCGGCGTGATTGAACGGCCAAAAGAAGCGGGAGCCATCAAAAGCCAGGACGCGATTGACCGCCTGCTGGCGAAATGGACCGACCGCTATTCCGGGATACGCAACATGTTCTCCGTGGCGCTGCTGCAGGAGGGGATGAGTTACAAATCTCTCTCGCAGGACAACGAGAAAGCGCAGCTGCTGCAGTCGCGTCAGTGGGGCGTGGAAGAGGTTTGCCGCCTCTACAAAATCCCGCCACATATGGTGCAAATGCTGGCGAAAGCAACCAACAACAACATTGAGCATCAGGGCCTGCAGTTCGTTATGTACACGCTGCTGGCATGGTTGAAGCGACATGAAGGCGCGCTGCAGCGTGATTTGTTGTTGCCCAGCGAACGCCGCGACTTGTATATCGAATTCAATGTTTCCGGCTTACTGCGTGGCGACCAGAAATCGCGTTATGAGTCATATGCGCTTGGCCGCCAGTGGGGCTGGTTGTCGGTTAACGATATCCGCCGCATGGAGAATCTGCCGCCGATAGCCGGTGGAGATAAATATCTGACACCGCTGAACATGGTCGACAGCGCACAAATCATCCCTGGCGATAAGAAGCCGACCGCGCAGCAGATGGCGGAAATCGACACCATCCTGTCCCGATCCTGAATACCACCCGCAGCGCGGGCTTACCCGGTAAAAAACCATGACAACGAAACAAATTAACCTTCCGCACCTTGCGGAGATGGTCTTTGGTGTGCCGCATTATGTGTCACGTCAGGCAATGGATGCTGTAAAAGCTGTTTTGCTTCCCCGCATTCAGGGAACGGTGACTGACCCTGTCATTACGATGGCGCTCAATCCGAATGACACCAACGCCCCAGAGCAGGTCCAGCCATCCGGTGGCGTGGCCGTTATCCCATCTCACGGCTTGCTGGTTCCCCGGCGTGGACAAATTACACAGGCTTGTACAGAGCTAACCAGTTATGAACGAATCCGCAGCCAGCTATATGCCGCATTAAACGATCCTTCAATTAGCGAAATTGTTCTGGATATTAATTCCGGTGGTGGTTTTGCATCAGGGTGTAAAGAGCTGGCTGACTACATTTACCAATCGCGGGAAACCAAACCCATTACCGCGATTGTGAATTTTAATGCTTTTTCAGCAGCCTATTTTATCGCCTCTGCCTGTAGCAAAGTCGTTATCAGTCAGACCAGCGGTGTGGGGTCTATCGGGGTAATCATGGAACACCTGGATACCTCGAAGATGGAAGAAAATATCGGTGTGAAATTTACGTCTCTGTACCGTGGAGATAACAAAAATAACGGCACTTCGCATGAGCCGCTGAGTAACGCCTCTCTCGCGATGTACGACAAGATGCTTGACGATATGTACCAGACGTTCACGACCTCAGTAGCTGAATATCGCGGTCTCGATTTGCAGGCTGTTATTGATACGCAGGCGGGCGTTTTCTTCGGGGCTGACGCTATTTCAGCTGGTCTTGCTGATGAAATAGCTGATCCTCAGACTGCGATAAATGCTATCGCGGCAAAGCATAAGAAACCCCGTCAAAAAACCTCCATTCAGATGCAGGCAGCCGCCATGGACCTGCAAACCAAAATGTAACCCGACGCAAACGCGTCATTGCCAGAAAGCAGCCAGCAGGCTGCTTTTTTTATGCCTAAAAAGAGAGAAAAACTATGCCACAGATTGAAGAATTACGTCGTCAGCGTGCGGGTATCAACGAACAAGTCCAGGCGCTGGCCACGATCGAAGCGAGCGGCGGGACGCTGACAGCAGAGCAGCTGAACGAATTTGCGAGCCTGCAGCAGCAGTTCACCGATATCAGCGCCAAAATGGAACGCCTGGAAGTCGCCGAACGTGCTGCGGCGCTGGTCGCAAAGCCCGTGAAAGCGACTCAACAGGCCCCCGGCATTATTGTTAAGCAGGAGCCGAAACAGTACACCGGTGCTGGCATGACCCGACTGGTTATGTCTGTCGCTGCCGGGGCAGGTAATCTGCAGGACGCGGCAAAATTCGCTTCAGAAGAGCTGAATGATCAGTCCGTATCGATGGCCATTTCCACCGCTGCGGGTTCCGGTGGGGCACTCATCCCGGAGAACATGCAAAACGAAGTCATCGAGCTGCTGAGCGACCGTACTATCGTCCGTAAGCTGGGCGCCCGCTCCATTCCGCTGCCTAACGGTAATCTGTCGTTACCGCGCTCGGCTGGCGGTGCAACGGCCAGCTACACTGGCGAAGGAAAGGATGCCAAATCGTCTGAATCAACATTCGACGATGTAAAACTGAATGCCAAAACCATGATCGCACTGGTCCCGATGTCGAACCAGCTGATTGGCCGCGCCGGTTTTAACGTTGAGCAGCTGGTCCTGCAGGATATTCTGACCGCCATCTCTGTTCGTGAGGATAAAGCATTTATGCGGGATGATGGTACCGGCGATACACCGATTGGTATGAAGGCGCGTGCGACGCAGTGGAACCGCTTGCTGCCGTGGGAAGCCGCTGCAGCGATCAACCTTACAACAGTTGATGAGTACCTGGACAAGATTATTTTGATGGCGATGGATGGCAACAGCCTGATGATCCGTTGCGGCTGGGGTATGTCTAACCGTACCTATATGAAGCTGTTTGGATTACGTGACGGTAACGGCAATAAAGTTTACCCGGAAATGGCTCAGGGGATGCTCAAGGGTTATCCGATTCAATATACCAGCGCGATCCCGGTTAATCTGGGTGAAAGTGGTAAGGAATCGGAAATTTATTTCGCCGATTTCAATGATGTTGTCATCGGTGAAGATGGCTCCATGAAGGTCGATTTCTCCAAAGAGGCCACCTATATAGACGCCGAAGGTAAAACGGTTTCCGCGTTTTCGCGTAACCAGTCGCTGATTCGCGTTGTTGTTGAGCACGATATCGGCTTCCGCCATCCGGAAGGTCTGGTGCTGGGTACCGGCGTCCTGTTTTAACCTATCCCTCAGCAAATAAGGCCCGCATATGCGGGCTTTTCTATTTAAGGAGAATGCTATGGCTGTGAAGAAAGATAAGCCCGTAGAGCAGGAAGAAACGGCTGCAGATGATAGCCATGCGACCACGGTCGCACAGACAGAACGCAAATCCGTTGTGTTCCTCGGCCCATATAGCCGCTATTCCCGTGGTGATATCGCATGTTTTGACAGTAAGCATGCGGAAGAGCTGGTTGAGCGTCATATCGCTGTGTGGCCGAAGGATGCCGAACGCGCGATGGCACCAAAACCGGGAGATAGCGACTTTGATACTGACATTGGATGAAGTTAAAAACCAGCTTCGCCTGGAGCTGGACTTCACTGAACATGACGCCATGCTCACGCAGATGGTGAACGCCGCGCAGCGGAGCATTGAGCGTGATTATTACTGCAAGCTGGTCACCAGTGATGAAGAGCTGCAGGCGCTTCCGGAGACGGTACGCGGATTCATTGCGGACGAAGATATCAGGCTGGCCATCCAGTATCTTGTCAGTGATGCGTACCTGAATGGCCATACCGGGCAATGGCTGGAAACCGCAGCAGTGAAGCATCTCCTTTTCCCTATTCAGGAGCATACCGTATGAGCCTGAAACCGGGAGATATGAACTGTCGCATTACGATTAGTTACCTCCAGTCCGGTCGTGGGCCGCTGGGCGAACCGCTGCCGGAAAAGTTAGTTGAATCGGGAAAGGCCTGGGCAAAGCGGGAGCTGGTATCGGGAAGAAAAGTCCGCACGATGGACCAACAGCAAGTGGTGGAAACCTGCCTGTTTACCGTCTATCCGGGCGTGGTGGTCGATATCGACTGGAAAATCACGACAAAAGACCTGGTTTATACAGTCCGGAATATCGACCGTAAAACTGACCGGATCATCATTACGGGGGAGGCTGACGGGCGCCATGATAGAACTGGCGATTAAAACCGCGCTGGAGCGCATCACTGGCATGAATGCGTATCCGCTTTTACTGCCGGACACGGTCCAGGAAGGAGTGACCTTTCAGCGTATCTCTGACCCGGAAATGGTCTCGGGAACATTGCGGACGGGGATCGTGTCTGTCCGTATCCAGGTGAATCTGTACCGTGTTGATGATTACACCTCATTGCTGCAGCTGGATAAAAAAATCTGGTCGGAATGGAAGTCAATCGTTCACGGCCAGCTGGAGGGTATCCCGGTTCAGTATGTGGAGCGTGGTGGTATCCAACAGGATAAAACGACGCTGGCGAACCGCAGCATCCAGTACCGCCTGATTCGTGATTTCATCATTCACTACGTGGAGGACTCTTCATGATCCGAATGGAAGTGAAAGGGCTGGATGAGCTGGAACGGCAGTTAACCGCTTTGGGGGAAAAGGTCGCGACGAAGGTGTTACGGGATGCCGGTCGTGAGGCGTTAAAGGTTGTCCAGGAGGATATGAAGCAGCATGCCGGCTTCGACGAAATGTCGACCGGGGAGCACATGCGGGACTCAATCAAAATCCGTTCTTCTACCAGAAAGGCGCGAGGAAACACGGTTGTAACGCTCCGTGTCGGCCCCAGCAAGCAGCACCATATGAAGGCGCTGGCGCAGGAGCTTGGCACCGTTAAACAGGTTGCAGCCCCCTTTATTCGACCCGCCCTGGATTACAACGTCCAGAAGGTTCTGCGCGTCCTGACCGTGGAAATTCGAAACGGTATTCAAAACAGGTAGCGTTCGCTGCCAAT